CAGTTCAAATAACATTACCTAGAATGTCGTTTGAGTTTGTTGGTTTGCAATATGATGCATCCAGAAAAGTTACAACTACTCAAACTTTCAAGAGTCATGCTGTTGGTGTTACAACAGCGATAAGAAAAACATACATGCCTGTGCCATACAATATGGCATTTGAACTGTCAGTTTACACAAAACTGAATGATGATATGCTCCAAATTATTGAGCAGATCTTACCATACTTCCAACCTGCTTATACATTATCTGTCAACCTTGTAGAAACTCTTGGTGAAAAGAGAGACATTCCTGTGGTGATTGAAAACATCACAATGAATGACAACTATGAAGGTGACTACAAAGAAAGAAGGTCACTTCTTTACACCATCAGGTTTACAGCAAAAACATATCTGTTCGGACCTGTTGGAGACACCACTTCTGCATCTAGAGATCTTATTAAGAGAGTTCGTGTTGGATATGTCCAAGACGATTCTTCTACTCCTACAAGAGACCTTACATATACTGTTGTTCCTAGAGCAACAAGAAGTTATGACGATAATGTTGTAACTAACCTTGCAGAAGATGTTGGTACAACAACCAACATTTTACAAGTTAATGATGCTTCTGGTATTGATGAAAATACTTACATTGTCATAGACAATGAGTCTATTTACGTCGATAGAAAAGAAGGCAATACACTATTCACGAAGAGAGCACAAGACAATACACTTGTCGCATCTCACGTTGGAGGTGCAGCAGTCAATGCTATTACTGATGCTGATGATGCACTCATTGAAATTGGTGACGATTTCGGTTTCGACGGTACATTATCATGACACCTATGGATAAAAGGTTTAAAGATTTAAACGAGACGTTCGACGTAACGGGCGAGATAGTTTCTAGTGAACCTATCAAACCAATTCCAAAAGAAGTAGAAGCAATAAAAACTGATACAAGAAAAGACTACGAATATACAAGAGGTAACTTATATTCTTTGATTGAAAAAGGTCAAGAAGCAGTAAACGGCATCCTTGAACTTGCTCAGGAAACAGAACAAGCAAGGGCATATGAAGTTGCAGGACAACTTATTAAGAGTGTTGCTGACGCTACAGATAAACTTCTTGACTTACAGAAAAAACTTAAAGATGTCGAGGAAGATACAAAGAAATCTTCTCCTACAAACGTCACCAACGCACTATTTGTTGGTTCAACAGCAGACCTTGCCAAACTCCTGAAGCAAAATAAAAACGAGGATAAATAAACCATAGGGTGAGAAAACCCGAGGTAATCCTACTAATATTTTAATGGCGCAGGCTGAAGATAAAAATTTGCCGTCACTTGATGACTATCTTGTAGAAGAGGATTTGCCCTCTGTAGAAGATTATATTGAGGTAGAAGAGGAAGAAGTCGAAGAACAAATAGAAGAAACAGTAGAACCAGAAGTTGTGGAGTCTACTGTAGATCTTACAGAAATTTTACATCTTATTAGTGATGTTAGGAAGGATATTCCTGAGATCCCTGAGGTTAAATATTATGATGACCAACTGGAAGCAATATGCGAGGTCATTGACCAGTTAAGGGAAGATATTCCTGAGATCCCTGAAGTAAAATATTACGACAACGAAATTGAGGCAGTTTGCGAACAGGTAGATCAAGTTAGAGAGTTTATCTCAAGCAAGATAAATGAACTACCTGAAGTAAAATATTATGATGAAGAAGTTCAGAATATTGAAGATAGAATTGACACCCTTCAAACTGAGGTAGCAAACCTTCCTGAACCAAAATATTATGAGGAAGACCTTCAATCTATTAGAGAAGCAATACAAGGGGTACAAAATCAAATACCTGCATTTCCTAAGTGGGTTAATGAAGTAAATGAAGTTCCCGACTTCTCTTGGATTGGAAAAACATTTAGTGTCATTGATGATGACTTTGTAAAAGTCAACGATACTATTGAGACATTAGCAGAGAGAGTTAGACTTGACTTCAAAGACTTTGAAGAAAATATTGAGAAAAAACATTTTGAGCAGAAAACTGATCTTAAGAATACCACTGATGAACTAACTGAAGAGTTTCTAGATCAGAAAGAAAAAATCTGGAAAGAACTCAGTAAGTTTTCCCTAAAGGTTTGGGAACAACAAAAAACTTTTAAGGACGACGATAGAAAGTTAAGAAAGCAAATAAAAGGTGAATACAATCAACTTAAGTCTCAAATAGAAGAAAGACTTGTCAAATATAATGTTGATAATGTAAAAACTGATGAACTTCTTCTTAGTTACTTTAATGAGTTAAAAGAAGAGGTAACAAAATTACCAGAAGTAAAATATTATGATAGTGATATTCTTGAAATAAAAGAAAATATTACAAGTCTTCGTGCTCTTGTCGAGTCTATTAAGAGTGAGCAGAAAAATTTAAATGAAGAAATAACTCATCTAAATGAAGTTGCTCTTGAAGAACCTCATAATGTTTCTCAAAGTGTGGGTGGTGCTCAAGATCCACTTACGCCTGTTGATCAAAAGTTCGCTACTTTTAAAGATTTAAAAGAGCATTATCAGATTTTTATCAATAGAATCCAAACACAACTCTCCTCCATTGGTGGAGGTGGTGCTGGTTTTATCAAAGATCTTGATGATGTCACCTTTGACGAATCGACTGGCGAAAACAAACTTCTCATTTATAACGGTAATAAATGGGTAGGTATTGCAAGCACCGCTCTCGGTGGTGGTGGCACAGGGGTAGCAAGCACTGATTTTATCAGTGGTATCGCTATCACGATGACTACAGGTAACTTTACTAATGTAAATGTTGCTGGAACCATAACGTATGACGATGTTACTCACGTTGATTCGCTTGGAATAGGTACATTCCGTAGCGGACTCATTGTCAATACTGGCACTGCCACTACCGCATTAGTAGTAAACGGTGATGCAAGAATTGTTGGATTGTTAACCGTTGGTAGTGCATCTGTTACTATTGATGGTGAAAACAATACCATTTCAACGGGTATTGTTACCATTACAAACTCAAGTGTCATTATTGGTGACAATGTAACCATCAGAACTGGTGCATCTGGTATCAACTCTGCACCTAATGTTTTCTATGTTGCCAAAGATGGAAACGACGATAATAACGGAACATCTGTTGACAACGCCAAACTTACAATCAAGAGTGCTGTTTCTGTAGCATCATCAGGTTCAGTTATCAAAGTTATGTCTGGTAACTATGTTGAAGACAACCCCATTGAACTACCCGCTTTCAGTGCCATTGTTGGTGACGACCTGAGAACATGTAAAGTCTTACCAAACAACGCAACTTCTGATATATTCCATGTCAACAAGGGATGTAAGTTGCAGAACATGACGTTCTCTGGACACTTATCACCCGCAGCTGCTGTGGCATTCCCAAGTGGTGGTGCTACAAACGTAGGTGGTGGTAAGTGGAAAGGTCCTTACGTTCAGAACTGCACAAGTGACACAACCACAGGCACTGGTATTAGAGTTGATGGAGCGTTAGCAGTCAAAACTAAGTCCATGAACGTTGACGCATTCACTCAATATAACCAAGGTGGAGTTGGCGTAGCAGTAACCAATGAGGGTTATGCTCAGTTAGTGTCAGTCTTTACTATCTGTTGTGATAAAGCGATAACCTGTCACGCTGGTGGACAAGCAGACGTTGCTAATAGTAACTGTAGTTTTGGTACGCTTGGTTTAGTTGCTGATGGTAAAGGTGACTTGCAGTTTATTGGCACTTGTACTTCTGCTGCTGATGCTGCTCAAGACAACGTAACTATCAACGTTGGTGCAACAACTACACGTCCATATGATGGACAGATTGTATTCTTCGGGGAACTATTTGAGTCCGTAGAGTCTATTACAGTTGGTTCCGGCGGAACAGGGTACACTTCCACTCCCACAGTAACAGTTGCTGATCCCACAGGAGTAAGTGGAGAGACTGCAACAGCATTTGCAACTCTTGAAGGAGAAAGTGTAGCATCTATTACTATTATTAGTAGTGGTTCTCAATATCAAACAACACCCACTGTTACTATTAGTGACCCTGATGTAGGAGATAATGGTGCAACTGCCACTGCTGTAATGGCACCCATTTACTATACAATAAATAGTTCGACACCAATAGTATCTGGAATTACTACATTAACTCTTGAAGAAAACTTAATCAACGCAGTTGGTGTAGGAACATCGGTTCATTTCTTCCAGCAAAGCAAAATTATTGCTAGTTCACATACTTTTGAGTATATCGGTTCCGGCAACACTATTACAGAGGCAACTCCAAAACGTGGTGGCGTTACTATTCAAGCAAATGAGGTTAAAAAATTAAACGGAGGAAACGTGGTTTATACCAGCACCGACCAGTCTGGTAACTTTAGAATAGGTGATGACTTACAAATCAACCAGAATACTGGTACAATTAGTGGTAGAGCATTCTCCAGAAGTTTATTTACAGAAATGACACCGTTTATTTTAGCACTGAGTTAAGATGGCACAATTAGCACTCAATAGATTCCAAACAGTTACATTAGAACTCACTAGTGTGGAGCAGACAATGTACACTGCACCCACAGGTTATACTGCCATCCTTCTGTATGCACACGTAGCAAACGTTGGTTCTTCAGATGCCACCGTTACGATGAAGCACGCTAGATCAGGAACTGACACTGAAATTATCAAGGACGCTAATGTTCCAACTAATGATGCGTTTGTTCCTTTAAGTGGAAAATTGGTTTTAGAAACAAGTGATGCAGTAAAAGTTACTGCTAGCGCAAATAGCACACTTAAGTGTATTTTAAGTATCCTAGAGACAGCAACGTAAAATGCCATACATCGTAGGTTCATTAACCAAAACTAGTTTAAACATGACTGGTGGTGTTGTTCAGTCAGGTGTGACTACAACTGCCACTACTAATGAGACTGCGCTTGTATCTCTTTCGGCACCAAAATATCAGTCGGTTGAGTTTAATGTACAAGTTACTCAATCTAGCAGTTTTAACTCTACCATCGTCAAAGCAATGCATGATGGTACATCAGCATATGTCACTGAGTATGGAACACTTCAGGCACCTTCAGGTATCGCCACTTTCTCAGCAGACTTGAGTGCTGGACAGTTAAGACTTTTAGCATATCCTGCATCTGCTGGTTTAACAACTTTCAGTGTCATCTATACTGCATTGAACGCATGAAAACTTTTAAGGAGTTTATTAAAGAAGCAGCACCCACTAACTCCGTCACTAGCGGAGGAGTGGCAGAATATACTCCTTACTTGTTTAAGAATGAGGATGATGATGACCTCACACAAGATTACCAAACACCAGCAGAACCTGGTGAAGCAAGATATAGATTTTCAAATATATACCCCGTTTTAAAACTTTCACTGAGTAGCAGTGATGGTGATGGACCTAGCATTGATGCAATGGTTCATGCATCCAAAGAATATACACAGTTGATGGATAATAATACCATCAAACGTATTCGCTCAAACTTTGATAAGTTCTACAAGGAAGAAGCGAACCCTAGGATTCCTAGAAAAAAAGGACAACCTGCTAAGTCAAAGAAACACTCTGACCTTTACACCGACGAAGACCCCAAAGGAACTATTCACGGTCTAGGTTTTAAGAATGTTGCCAAAGCAAAAGAGTCTGTAAGTAAGATAAGAAACTCCTCAAGATCACATGCTCACAAAATCCAAGCAGCAGTTGCCATGGAACAAAGAGCAAGAGAAATGGGTAAGACTGCTGAGGCAGCAGTCTATAGAAAGTATATTAATATGATGAAAAAGAAAACAAAGGCGATGAGAGAAGGTTGGAGTGCTAAATACAAGCGCAGTATTGATTGCTCTAACCCCAAAGGATTTTCTCAAAAAGCACATTGTGCGGGGAGGAAGAAGAGAGCAAAGTAAACTTCGCTAGGTGTTGAAATGAAACCTCTTAAGATTGCTTCCATTAGTTTAGGTGCCGTCATTGGCGTAGCACACATTGGTATTCTAGGTCATCTTATTAGTAGGAAACCAGTCATTCAACCACCCGCGATAAACTTTCCATCTGGAAGATACTCTTCATACAAAGTTGAAGTAGGAAAAGAAGGGTATACTATAGAGTATAAAGCAAACGATCCTAAGACTCTCACATCTGAGAGAAGTATTGATCTGGTAGAAAATAAAAAAGGATTGTTTGGTGGTAGAGAAATAGATAAAACTGAATATAGAAGAGACGAGTATACAGCAGAAGGTTTAAGAAATACTGGCGGAGGAGTAGGCGAGGGAAAGTCTGCAGAAGACATAGAGTGTATCGTGGCAGACGCTGGAGCGAGGTCACAAGGTGCGATGGCGGGAACAGCAATTAGCACTGGAGTAATAGCACCTGCGGTGATGAATATACCCTATGTCGGATGGTTGGCAGCAGGATGGGCGAACTTACTTGGTCAAAGAGTTGGTGAAGCAGCAGGTTCTAGAGTAGGTTCAGTCTTCAATGATTGCTAAATAATAGATGAGACTACTAGTTTCTTATGAAAAAGTGTCCTCCTGGGCAGTATTACTGTTTTACTGATAAGAAATGCAAGAAGATTCCATCCGGTTATTATATCGGTGGAAGAGGAATGCTGACATCTAAACCTGGCAACGGGAAGAATGGTAATGGGAACGGTAATGGCAATGGAAACGGTGGAAACGGTAATGGAAATGGTAATGGTGCTAACGGCGGCAACGGCGGTGGCAATGGTGGTAATGGCGGGGGAATGGGAGAAGAAGTAGTTCAAACTGAAGGCACCTTACGTCAGTGGTTTAAAGGTTCTCGCTCAAAAGGCGGTAAACCTGGATGGGTTCAAGTCGTGTCAGGAAAACCCTGCGCTAGACAACCCGGACAAAAGACTACTCCTAAGTGTGTATCATCGGCAAAAAGAGCATCTATGACAGACGCCGAAAGGAAGTCTGCACAGAGAAGAAAAAGAAAAGCTGATCCTGGACAACCACAAAAGTCTGGTGCAGCAAAACCAACTTATGTAAAAACTGATAGTCCTAGAAAGATGAAAGAAGAAGCAAATCTCATCCAAGAAAAGGACAAAAAAGGTAAGGGCAGTGGTACTAAAGATGCCTGTTACCATAAAGTTAAGTCCCGCTATAGTGTTTGGCCAAGTGCGTATGCGTCGGGAGCACTGGTCAAGTGTCGCAAGGTAGGTGCAGCCAACTGGGGAAATAGCACCAAGAAAGAAGAATTTTCTAACTGGAGAGAGGAGTTAGCAGAAGCAAAAAAGTGCTGGAAGGGTTACAAAAAAGTAGGAACCCAAAAACTCTTCGGTAAAACATACAATCGTTGTGTCAAAAAAGAGCAGGTCGAAGAGGCAGTAAGACTCCCTGCAAAAATTGGCAACATCGTTGAAGTTAATTTTGTCTTCCGTGGAAGAATGATGCTGATAAAAATGTTCTTCCCTAAAGTAGGCATTCCATCCAGAACAGAAGTTCAAGATCAAATTAATAATGTATATCCTGGCGCAAGACTAACGTTTTTCAGAGTCTCGGACCATGACCCAGGACAACCACTTCTCAAAGTCGCAGAGGAGCGATCAGGAGAAGATAGAGCAATTAATGAGACTGTTGCAGATGACGCAACAGCATCAGGAGAGGTCTCTCAGGAGACCGAAGTCTTAGAGGACTGGCAAAAAGTAAACCGTAAGGATAAGACTGACGGTTTGAGTCAGAAGGCAGTTGATGCTTATCGTAGAGAGAACCCAGGTT